ATACTGTGGTGCTTTATCAGGTGGGAAGTTATTCATTGCTGTATCGTAATCATCTCTGATTACTTTAGGGTCTACAATTAGTCGGTGCTGATTCATCAGAGGTTCTAACGTACTGATAATACGCAGTTCCTTCTGTTGGTTCTGTCTAACCTCTTCGATATCACAGGGGTATATCCTACCGAGGAAAGGCTTGAGGAGTTGAGTGAACATCCCATCACCAAAGTTAGATTCAACTATTATTTTATTGACTTTATGCTTTTTCGCTATGTTAGCTAGTTTTTCTAAAGTTGCATCGGTATATCCACCCATCATTCCTCCGACCTCAGGGACAAAGATGTTACCATGCCTCATGAGAGCCACAGAATAGGCTGTCTCGTCCTTTCCACGCCCTGAGGGGTCTATAGACATTACCGACATCTCAGGAGCAGCGAGAGAGGCATTTAAGAGCTTCTCAGGGGCATAGTACTTTTGCCCGCCCATAGCCACGTTGGGAACGTCCTTAACTTCAAGTAGCGGATTGTTGGACCAGTAGATTTCATCTGGCACTTTAGAATGTATAGCTGCAACAATTAAGTCATTGATTTTTAAAGGAAACTTATCCCCATCAGCGAGAGAAGTATCCAACATGAACTGTAACGAGAAACCTGACCTACCATAAGACAGCATCCGTTCAGCTAAATCCTCATCGGTAAATCTAAGTGGGTCCGTTGTGACACCGATTGGTCTAGTAGTCATCATTTCTCTAATAAACGGAGCTAACTTAGCCCCATAGCTTGCCGCTTGTTCTTCGGTGGGTACAAGTGCCGTCCATATCCTCATGTCATACCCACGTTGATACAGCGTATTATAGAGGCTCAGTTCCGTCTGAGGCGTTCCCAAATAGAGAATGCGACCTTCGGGCTTGATAACGGCATCGAACTCTGTAACGAGCCGTGAGAGCTTCTCACGTAGGTCATTAGTAGCAGAGTTAGATACGACCTCGATGTCATCGGCAATTATGATATCGGCACGAGAACCGGTAAGTTGACCCGTGATACCTACCGATTTAACGGAAGGTGAACCACTAGGCGTACACCCAGAGACATCAAAGACGTTCTGAGTTGATCTTTCACCTTTAGTCTTATCAGGTTCCAGGTGTTTAATTAAAGGAACACTCTTAATCATATTCCTTACGAATATTGCAAAGGCATCAGCACGATCTTTACCGGCTGATACCACCATTATTTTCTTTTCTTTATCTTTCCATAGTACCCAAGTTACAAAAGCAGCAGTAAGATAAGACTTACCTACACCTCGGAAAGCCGAGATTTGTAACCTTTTGGGACCATGTTGCAGATAGTGAGCTATGTCATTTTGTACAGGAGTAAGTGGAGGAAGTTGAAGATGTTTCCAAATATAATGACAGTAGTTTCGGAAATCAGTTTCCATAGCTTTAATCATTTTATCACTCAGCATCCTCTTCCTCCACATCAAACGGTAGTTCTGCGATATTCACCTCAGTATCAATCTCTCTTAATACTGGTGTATGGTCAATATCAGCAGCCACGTTGTTATCCTTGAGAAACCCTCGGGCTTCTCTGAGAACCTTAAGCATTAACTCAGGTTCCCCTTCAGCTTCTTTAAGCATCTGAGCTATTTTCATAGCAGTCATATAATGCAGAGAATGTAACATCTCTTCATTAGCTTTCTTTATATCACTCATATTATTTTCCTTTGAAGTGTGCCATTGTCTTTTCAACACCTCGTGACCCTATGTAACCACCAACTCCAATCTTCAGAAAAGACCAGAGATGCTCGTCAACAGGTGCATCAGGTGTCCAAAAGTGTAAATCAAACACAGTTCTAATATATGGTATAATTTCATACAAAACAAAATGAGTAGCAACCATAACCATGCAGAGATACATTAGATGCACTCTCCACCTACCAGAGCCATTAGCTTGTTCAGCCTTAATGATATCTGATTGCATAGTCATTTGTTTAGTATACTCTTTCTCCATTTCAACAGCTAATTTCTTAGCAGCATCTTTATCTGGGATAAATTTATTTACGATTGATAGTATTGAGTCTATCATATAATCTCCTAGATTATTTTAAATTTAATAAGAGCACCTAACATTCCGACAGCAAATATAACACCACCTGCTATCTTATCTAGTCTATCAACTCTCTTCTTTATCTCTTCAAATTCACTGTTTGCATGATCTAGTCTTTTATTAGTACGATCCAATCTCGTGTCCATCTGTTTTAATTTTTCATATAATACAGCTTGGGAGATTTCGATGTTCTTAAGACCTTCCATGATTTTTTCAAAGTTATTATCCATTTCACCCCCTTATCATCTATGATCCTATCTTGTCTCTAGTGTTGTTGTCTAAAATTAAAATGTCATACTGTACCGATACCTTTGCCGAACCAGAAACAGTATTAGCTAGAAATCCAGTATCACAAGGACCAACCAAAGGTCTACTAAATCCTCTATACTCCTTATTCACTTGTAAATTAGATACATCATGGATTATATCAATAATGAACAGCGGAGAATATGGAGGTGTTAGGATATCAGCATGTTGTCTAATGAATACCCCAACGTCACATATCTTAGTTGCTTCCATTACAATCCTAGAACCAATAATGAACCCTGTGTATCCACGTGGTATAGTAAAACAACCAATCTCTGATGCACCAAGTGGGAAACCGTTTTCAACAACTATATCTGCATATAGTGACCCACCACCAACACCTTGTACAGTAATATTACCTACGTGAGAACCTGAGAATAAATTTGAATATGAACCAGATTCATAAACGTGCATCCTATAAACTCTTCTAAACTGATTTGCTAGGGTAACAGGAGTCGTTCCATTCATCTCTACAACCTCTTCAATCTCGTCCCAATTTGCATCTATTCCATAAACTTCTACACTTCTAGCACCTATACCAGACACACTATCATCAGCACTATCTGATACTATTTCTAAAGTCTGTGGTGTAGTAGGAACCTGATATGTACCTGACGTACACACCGTGGCCCAAGTTGTACCAACAGATCGGTTAGCACCGAATTTATGTATGATCTTAGCACCCTTCACATTACCTCTAGCTACTTCTAGTAACCACTCTGGTGACATTACTTGCATACGACCTCCTTAATTGTTAATAAAAGAAAGGGAGCCGAAGCCCCCATTTCTACGGTTTTGGATATTTTAATTTTACAGCAGCACGTTTAGCTTGAACTTCTTCCAAAGTGCCATCAAGAATAGCATGGATACACTCCTCAATCGAGGGATACTCTCTTCTTCTATCCTCTTGGTACTGAACTGCATCACGAGCCGCCTTAAGCTCCGCATCTTTAATCTCTAATTCTACCATCAATGCTTCAGCTTCAGCATGATCTGGATTATCTAGAATACGTTGTTTTCTAAAAAGCGCAGCATTTGGAACCTCACATCTTAGCCATGCATGAGCACTGTTAGCATCGTGTAAAGCATCAATTCTATCTTTTAAATCCTGTACTCTAGCTACCTCAACAAGACGAGCTTCTTCCTTAGCAACTTCTTCAGCAATATACTCAGCTAGTTCAGCCTCTAGATCAGCAGGGTCAAACACCCATTCCTCAAAGTCAAAGGGAGGTGTCTCCCCTTGATCTATAAGGATTCTTTCTTTTAATACTGACTCAACATCGGAGACAGTTAGTGCATTAATTTCTTCTATTGTCATAATTGTCTCCTTATTTAAGTTTTGTTACTTTTACACGCCATAGATACTCAAACCCACTTGCGGATTGAGCTTTAGTTTGGAACTCAAAATTAACTGCGCTGGGTATTTCAACAGTAAAGAACGCAATACCACTTGAAATCGCAGCCGCCCCTGAGTGAGCTATAGCTAGAAATTCTTGAGTGTATGTACCTGTATCGCTATCTACAAATTTAAAGTCAATGTTTAAAGGTGCATTATACCCTCCAGCCTGTACTGCTAACTCATATTTACCTGCTGACAATGAAAGAATATTAGAACCTATAGATAGAAAAGAATCTCCATCAACACTGTTTAATGTATGTGTTTTATAAGCGGTAGTAGCGGTTACTTGAGATTTAACATTGGTTGCATCGGTGTTTATGTAAGCTGTTTTCTGCACAGGAACTGCTCCTAAAAAGGAAACATTGTTGGTAAGACCTACAATAGGAACCTTAAACGTCACATGAACATAGTCACCATTAGCGAAAGTTATTGGTGTTGTATGTCCTACTGCTCCGGTTGAAGCACCTGTACCAATTGCACCCGAACTTGTACCAAAAACTGGTCTTACTGATGTGGTTGATGCAAATGCCACCTGAGCTTGATGTGTTGCTCCTACACCACTATCTAGCACTACACCACCAGAAAAAGGGATGTTTGCATAATTAACAACATCGTAAAGAGCAAGTTTTGATGTATCTATTGTATCAGGAAGGTTAATTGTTAATTGGGTAGCATCAGGTGCACCACTAAGGGCGACATAGATGTCATATTCCATGTCTGTACCAACTTGTCTCTTTTTACCTGAATAAGTTGTGTTAGTGGTCCAAGAACCTGTAGGTGTGAATGATTCCCAATCTGTTAAGTTGGACTTCGCAGGAGTTACTACATGTTCGGTTTCATACATAGCAACTACTGATAAGTGAGCTACCGCTGTAGTAGATACGGACGTACCTATAAAGGAGGAAGCTCCATTGGTGTTACCAAAAGTTACATAGTCTCCATTTACTAACCACTTTGTTAGACTCACATAAGAATGGACATTGGCAGAGCCATCATCACTTCCAATTGCTAGGATAGTCCCATTAACAGCTATACCTACAGGTCTATTAGCTGGGACATAACTATCAAAAGATATAGTATATAACCCTGCCCTACTAATATTTATTTTAGTTCTAGTATTCGCAGAGTCGTCTACAACTTCAAAACCGATAGCCGTATTTACATCAACCGAAGCAGTTGCTAGATTGAACTCGAACTCACTATCTATATTAGTGGCAGCATTGGTAGTTTGACTTATCCTGTATTCTTCAATTGTTGTTAAATTCTTATAAACAAAAGGATTCATTGATAATTCTAAATCATCTACTAGAAGAACCTTACTACTATTACCAGTTACAACCTGAAAACCATAACGAAGTCCAGTAGTCCCATCAGGAACATAAAAACTAGTAGAAAATCTAGTAGCCTTACCAGACGAAGCATCAAGCGTATCCAGCGAATCAGTAAGAACATTGTCATCTTGATCTAATGCAATAAATTTAATATCCCCACTAGCTCCATCATAAGAATAATAAAAACTAACTCCCATATCGTTATTAGTCTGTTTCTCATCTACAGTTAAATCAGTATCAATGATAAAGAAATCATTATCACTTGAAGCTGCTGTAGTATGCATTGTAAACTTCAAAGATTTGCTATCACTAATTGGAGTTGACTCTTCAATATCTAATACACCACCAATAGTACCCGTACCTGCTGCATCAGGAGCAGCGTTTTGTCCAGTAGTAAAAGTAGTCTCATCATTAACTTCAAAAGTCTCTGTATGAAAAGTATCTAGTCCACCAGAACCACCACCAACTTCACTCCAAGCACCAGACTTATACCCTTCAAACCTATTAAGATCAGTGTTAAATCTAAATGCACCATCAGTAGTTGAAACCCTATCACCAGTACCGCCTTTAGGCAACACCATCGAATCAGTACCACCAATAATAGGATTATCAGTGATATCAATCACAGGGTCAGTAGCAGTTCCACTAACTGTAATAGCGTTAGCAGTTCCAGTTACAGAAGCCACCTTAGAGTTAGCCAGTGTAGTGTTAGCACTAATAGCCGCAGCATTAGTAGCAATATCCTCAGTATTAGTAGCAATATCCTCAGTATTAGTAGCTATCTGTGCTACTTGAGCCGCAGTTAGTACTGTATCAAAATTAGCTAGGTTAATACTTGCAGGGGCATCAATAATGTCTGTATTAGCACGCAGTAAGTCACCGCCATTAAATACCAATCTACCTGTCCTGTATGTAGCACCTTCTGTATAATCAGGAGTTACCACGTTGTCGAATACTGAACCTAAAGTTGCAGCAGCCGTTTCCCCATTGGGATAACCGACATCAACCATAATAACACCATTAAAATCAATACTTCCATCTATAGGGTTAAACTCTACGTTACCTATTTCTGCTGTATCGTATATTTCTTGAATAAGATAGAACAGTTGGTTAGAGGATAAATCTAGATCAGCCTCAGTAAGAGTCGCTCCGTCCCTAAAGTCAACTAAGCGTGAGTCAAGAGTTGTTCTTCTTCTAATAACCATAGGCACACTAGGCAGTGAGCCATATAAAGCTGTTAGATTAGCAACACCTGTTGACGTTAGCTGTATAAGATAATCACTGGTAAACTCATACTCCGAAGGGTCAAGTATCGTTTCAGAGTTTACAGTAATTTCAAAATCATCTTGACTAAGATAGGGAAAGCTGAAAGTATATATGTCTGTTGTTGCGAATGGAGGAGTTACTGTGAACCCTACCATAGTAGTTGCACCTGTAATGTTTACTGGTGTAGTAGCCATATATAGCCTCCTTGTTTATTTTTCATCATCTACAAAATTGAAGATTTGTTGAACACCGATTTGTCTGTAGAGAGGTGAGGTTTTCATAAGCTGCATAGAGCCGCCCTTGAAGTCACCTTGTAATATCTTTTCTCCACCAGTGACCACCCCGCCAATAGCTTGACCAGTTGGTGTAGTGCCTAGGTTAAAGAAGTTCTTAGAACGTCCTACAGAGGATGTCTTTTCAAAGATAGGATCAAAGCCAAAACTACCAGATATAGTGTCTCCAATAGTAGGTAGGTTACCCGCCACTGATGATCTACTAAACCCAATAGCAGCCGCTTTCATAAGCCCGTCATCAAATAAGTCTACTTCTTTGTCTCCGCCTGCACGTTGAATGCCCTGTCTCAATGCGACACTTAGCATCCCCAGTGAAGTCCCCCAGAAAATCTTTTGTCCTGCCTTGATTGCCTCACTCATGTCACCACGATTAGCCGAGATAGCAGCATTAGCAACAGTCTGCCCCATAACCTTTGTCGTAGCATTAATAGTAAATGTACGGAACTGGTTAAGGATTTGACCTATTGTACTCGACTGCCACAATGCCATCGTAGTAGAATCTGGTGAAACCATGATATGATTAGCTTGCATCTGTATAGCATCACCAAAAGCTTGAGCTACATTTGTATCCCATTTCTCTAGGTTAAGCTTTACTAATCTACCGCTCTCATCAAAGTCTGCGAATTTCTTCATATGTTTTTGTATATTTTTATAATTATCATTAGGTATGAACTTACCTGCTGAATTGATTTTACCGAATCCTGAGTTCTCAAGTACTCTATTAGTAACACCGTTGCTGCCAAAGAAAGCACCTAGTATTCCCCCAGACTCAGTACCATTAAAATGATTAGCCCATTTAATAGCTAGAGAGTTAACAGTAATTCTCCTGCCAACCTTCTCTATGCCACCAAAAGGTGCCTGTGCCACTCTTCCCAGCACATCTATACCTTGTTCAGCTTTATTTAAAAAGCCACCTTCAAATACTCTGTTGGCTTTAGACATCCCTTTAGTGGAGAAAGAAAAATCTTCCATACCAACACCTACGACAGTTCTTAACTCATCGTATAGTCTGCCAACATATTTATCAGGATTATCAACGTATAGGTCATCAAAATGGTTTCTCATGTATCTAGACATCTCCTTAAGAGTTGTAGACACACCCGCTTCAACAAAAGTTCCACCAAGTTCTGCAATAGATGATATACCTGTATATTGCATGAGTCTAGCATAGTTATATTTCTTTACAAGCCGAAGAAAGTCATTAGCAGTATCATCAGGTAAATCATGTAACCCTACCATACCGCCATGTTTAAAAGACATTAAATCTTCCTTCATAGCTTTTTCAATAAAATCAACTTTAGCCTTAGGGTTCTTGACACCTTTAGCTGCAAGTCTTTTAACCTCTTGCTGAACTGCATCTGCAACCCACTCATCCATTATATCTAAGTTTTTGATACCATGCTCTGCTGCCGCTATCCTTGCTGACATTCTAGCTGTATACCTTTTCTGAGTATTAATAACATTGTCCTCGAATAAGTCTGATAGTTCCCTACCATCTCTTAATTTAACTCCAACATCCATCTGTACTCTATTGGCTAAATCCCCAGCATCATGCTTGGCTTTTAGCATCTTGAGTCTAGAAACTTCATCCTTCAGTAGTTTAGCTTCTGTACCCTCAGCTTTAGATAATAACTTTTCCAATAGTTTTATATGGTCTGCTTGCATGGCCTCAATAGTAGAAGTATCAGCATTCTTAAGACCATAGGCAAATCTCTTAGCATTTTTCATTACCTTAGCATCATCAATGTTTTTAACACCTAGTTTCTCCATGTGACTCTTCATGGCTCTAAAGATAGTATCGTTTAGATCATCATCAGCAACGGCTCTAGCCTTTCTGAAATCCCATGATCTATGAAACCAGCCTTCGGTAGCATCAAAGTCTACACCTTCAACACCAAGTTCTTTAGCTCTCTCAACAATTTTCTTATTGAGTTTATTAAAATCATCGTAGAAATCATCAGCAGCATTAGCTATTTCATTGCCATACTTAGCTCTGAAACCTTCTGCACTTTTGGTTAATAATCTTTCCTTGAGTATTGGTTCTACTGTATTTTCATAATCATCTGGTGAAAAGAAACCTTTAGCTCTGCCTAGTTTTCCATTTATAGAATCATAAATTGTACTACCGTGTGAGTGATAGATATTCATTAAATCACCCCCGTAAATATTCGCATACTTCTGTTGTGATTCAATAGCTCTAATCTTAGACGCTCCTTGTCTACCCATTCCATCTGGAGCTAACCAGTTATAAAAAGAAGATACTAGTTCATTCTCTGAGGATACCAAGTTACCTTTGTTAAAAAGATATCTACTCATAGGTCCATCAGCAGAGGCTAAAGCATTGAGCTTATCTCCTAACTGCATCTTACCTATTACAGGCATCTTATCAATACTTTTAACTGTATCACTACCTGCCATGTACCGCAGAGTTTCATTCATATTCAATCTTTTATTATCAGCCATTTCTCTTAATTGATTCCTAACTACGTTACCATAGCCTTTTTCACCTTCAATAATAAAATCAGGGTCAACATTAGGTTGATCTAGTCCTAGGAACTTCCTCATCTTTTCAGGTGAGTTAATAAGTTCTGGGTCTACTCCAACTTCTTTAGCAATGTTTTTCATACTGAACTCTGGGTTGACAGCAGCACTAAGTTTAGGGTGAGTCCCCTTAACTAACATCTCCATTTCTACTGGTAACTTCTTATCGAACTTCTCTAGTTGTCTAACAAGTTTCTGCTTTTTACCCTTAAGAACCTTCAGTTTATCTGATTTCTTATTTAATTTAATTTCTTTATTGATTTTATCAATACTCTTAGTAAGTGAAGCCCTGTGCGAATCTAGATTCTTTCTAATAGAATCAGCAGCGGCAACTTTCTTTTTAGCTACTCTCTCAGCAAGTGCAATAGCTTTTTTATTGGTTACATTCTTCGCCACTTCGTCCACCATTTGCTTACCTTCAGCAGTAGCTATATTAATAAAACCACCTTCATTTTTCACTAAGTCACGTAACATTTTCTCAGCTTCATCGTTAGCAGCAAGAGTCTTAAGACCAACACCTGCCCCAACACCAACAGCAAATAGTATAGGATCAAACTCGTATTCACGATCATTAGCTGCCCAGATAGCTTCCTGCAAACCTTGCTCGGCTAATTCTCCGAATACCATAGCCCTTGTCTTACCCTGTGTAAGCTGCGCCAATGTCCTCAGCTTTGTTGCCTTGCTGGCGGCACTGATAGCTGTCGATACCGGCATAAATGCAGCACCCTCAGCTAATATGTTACCAACTGTGTTTACTCCGGATAACACTGGGTGATTACTAGAGTACTCAGCCATCTGCTGTTGCCTCTGTTTTTTACCCTGCGCTAACGAAGCATATCTGATAAAATCACCACGGCTATCTGCATTATCTAGTATTTCTACTATATCTTCTGCTTCTAGACCTTTAGTCATTTCATCATATAATTCTTTATCCTGTTTTTCAATATCAAAATTAACATCAATATCTCTATCCATGATACCAAGTTTTATACCCCCTTGGACTAGAAAGCCCACGGCATTTTGATCTGTAAACTTGTTTACTAAATCATCTCCCATGCCTGCAAAATCTGTATCTCTCAGTTCTTGAACTAGAGGCTTAGGAGTTTCTTTAGGTTGTCCACCAAAAGCTGACATATCAGCACTGAATGATTTACCATCCTCTTCTTCTATTAAGGATTCTATTGGCATCTCTTCTTCCATCATGCCTCCACCTTCAAAGAAATCAACTTGTTCTTGTTTAGGTTCTTCTGGTATAAACTCAGTACCATCATCCTTACTAGCCAGTATCGGTGTATTCTTTGTTATTTGTGGAACCATTCCGTATATATCATCAGCTAAGATAGCATTGACATTTTTCTCAACCGCAGTTCCCTCTGGGTCTAAACTTGCCATAGCTTCTATCTTCTCATTAAAAGATAACTTAGGACTATCTGATTCTGATAACTCATTTATTTCATCCCCAAATTCTTCCTCTAATAAATCCCCATCTGTTTCCTTAGAAAAAGTAGCAATAACATCATTAATAGATTTATCATCTAAGTATTCAACAGGGAAAGGTTTATAGCCTTCCTGACCTTTTTCATTCTTAAGGGCATTGGACAGTCTTTCCATACGGGCAACTACACCCTTGTCAACACCTTCCATTCTACCTTTTCTAGTTCTATACTCTTTATTATTTAGAAATTCACTTGAAGCTTCCTCGAATTTACCTTCATTAATTAATCGAATAGTGTTGGGACTACCTGAGATACTACCTCTAAACCAAGAGCTTACTATTGAGTCCTGTAACTCAGGATGTAAATCATTAAAGTTTTTAATATTACTATTGATAGCAGATAAACGTGTACTTAAATCTTTACTGAATAACTCTTTAGCTTGTTCTTCTGTGATTTCTCCCATTGAGTCAACATCAGGTCCATAGTGTCCATAACCTATAGTATAATGATCTTCACTAGATTCTGGTTTATACTTTTTAAGCCTAAGCCCCTCTTCATTCTTAATTCTTTCAACTAATTTATTAAATCGGGCTTTATCGTCATAGACCATAAGACCTCCTATTTTTGATTTTTATATTCTTCAATTCTTTTCTTTTTTCTTTGCTTAGCTTTTTCAACTAATTCAGTATTAACACTATTCAATGCTTGTTCAAAAGATTTAGGAGTAAAAACAGAAACAGGATTACCATCATAAGTTATAATCATATTCTTATTTCTAGCATAATCAACACTTTTTCTTATAGAAAGTCTACTTTTGAAATCTGTATTCATGCCGAATAAGCTAATTGATTTCTTAAGTTTATCTCTAAAATTATAGTCAGCTAATGCAACCTTCACAAAGTCTTTACTTTCATAACCCATGTATTCAAAAGGTAATGTTACTTCTTCACCATTAGGTGCTTCAATAGCTTTGTTTCTTGAGTTAAACATCTTAACTGCTTCTTCTCTGGCTTTGTTTGCATCTTGTGTACTCTCAATAGCAATACTAAAGTATCTATTAAGTTCTCTTCTTCTATAGGAAGAATCGGTAAATTCATCCCAAGTCCAATCTGCATCTGTTGAGTTATCTTTAAGCCACTCTAAGTGTTCATCTGTTTTATTATTTTCCTCTGCTAATCTTGATGTATAGTTACCATAAGCATCTATATTCTTCTTTAGATCATTGAAAAAGCTCTGTGATGCTGCATAAGCCTCTTCCTGACTTATAGCACCTTGTTCTGCTTCTTGTGTTAATCTATCAATGTACTGTATCTTAGCAACTTCTTTAGGGTCGTATATATCATATATACTTACCTTAGTACCTTCTAGTATAGTATTTAATTGTTGAAAAACTAAGTTCTTCTTTTCCATTTGTTTCGGAGTAGTGTAGTTAGATTCAGAACCATAAGCGGCTAATGCGGGAGGAACACCTTGTGTCCTAAGAGCATCTTTAAAAGCAGCTATGTCTTTCTCACTAGCACCTGTAACAAAAGTCTCAATAGAATCTACTGACATATCTTCAAGAGCAGGTACAGATTCAGTGAATAATTGATTATTCCACTTATCTTGATCTTTCTTTTTGATATTCATTCTCTTTCCATAAGAATAGTCGCCAGATAATTTAGCTTGTTTGTATTTATTGTACTCTAATACAGATTCAGATTCTCCAAGTAAATCTTCTTTTAGTTTTATAATATCTTCTTTACTAGGTTGATAATCTTCTCCAAAACTTTTATTCTTTTCTTTTATAAATTCATTTACTAAACTCTCAGAAGTTCTACCATTTCTAGGTGAAAAAGCATTAGCTTCAACCATACTAAAAGCTTCCTGCTTTAGTAGATCAAAATTAGATTGTCTAATTCCATTAGCTCTAGCGTTTGCTTCTTTAGATACCATTCCAACAGCCACATCGTAATCCTCAATGTTACTGAATTGCTCACGCACTTCCTTAGATTGTAATGTTCTTAGAAAGTTCATGTCCCCTTTTGTGACCCCAAGCTCTACAACTTTCTGTAGGAACCTACCTTCAGCTACTTTATCATCATCCTTAATAGCTGATCCAACATAGTTACTCTTGAACTCTTTAATGAACTCAACAGCATCCTGTGGAGTAGTGTTTGGATTGTTGGCTAACAATGTTTCTACTTCTTTGCCAAAATGATTGTAGTACTTCTCATTCTTTTCAGTAATGTTTCTCTGAGACTTTTTAGCTGCATAAGCAGCAGCCATCTCATCAACATCCATTTTAAGAATCTTAGAGTATTTCTTTTCATTTAGTTTATTATCTTTCATGTACTGAGCGGAGCCTGCCTTAATAGCAGTGACTAACTCCTCACCTTCTAATTCAGAAAGCGGTGCATCATTGTGCTTATAAGTCTCTAAATAACCGACAACACCCCTAGCACCTTCCTTAGACTCTACATCGTAGTTCTTGCGCAGGTGTTCAGTCTCAGCCTTGTCCTGTATCTCTCCCACCTTGGCGACACCTTGTGCTATTCCGAGTAAACTTTGTACGGCATTAGCTAGACCGCCCTTATATTCATTTTCTATTTCAGCCCTTGCGTTCACATCCACATCTGGACCACTAGGAGCCTTAGATTGTCGCATCTGTGTCTTAGGTGTGGCAACCTTTTTAAAATATTTTGACATATTTTCCTCCTATTTTTAAAATCCAAGTTTCTTACTCAAGAACCCATTAGTTGCTTGTCCAAACTTAGTAGCATCTAAATTAGCTCCTGTAGATGCAGCCTGAGCAGCACCCATTGCATCCTCAAGGAAACTACCTTTAACAGCAGTTGTATCAATAGACTTAGCTTGTTCTGCTGAGTCATTCATGGTTTGAGAATAGTTTCTAGCCATGTCTCCTAATTGTTGATCCAAAGCTTCTCTGTTTTCAAATTTATTTTTAGATACAGATGCACTTAGTTCGTCAGCTAGTTGGTCTATGGA